AAAAACGATTAATAATGGCAACGGCACTACTAATTACAAGAGACGATATAGTTCGTTTTACCGCAGTCAACGGCAACGTAGATACTGACAAGTTCATTCAGTTCGTTAAGATTGCGCAGGACATCCATATACAAACCTATTTAGGTACGAAATTACTTGAGAAGCTACAAACGTTAATAATTGCAAACACGCTTACAGGTAACTACGAGACACTTGTAGAAACATACGTTAAGCCAATGCTCATCCATTGGAGTCTCGTTGAATATCTTCCTTTCGCAGCTTACACAATTGCTAACAAAGGAGTTTACAAGCACTCGTCCGAGAACGCTGAAAACGTAGAGAAAAACGAAGTTGATTTCTTGTTAGAGAAAGAGCGACAAATTGCTCAACACTACACGGAGCGTTTCATCAGTTATATGAGTTTCAACCAAGACTTATTCCCTGAATACAATCAAAACGTTGACCAAGATATGTACCCTGACACTACGAACAATTACACCAGTTGGTTTATATGAAGAAAAACAGACCGAAGGGTTTGAAGTATAACCCTAAAAACACGAATGTAGAAAAATTACGAATCTATTTAAGCAAACAAGAAAATGGCAAATAGCAACGGATGGGGAGATGGCGCAGCAAACAACGCAATAGGTTGGGGGCAAGGCGCAGTCAACAACTCAATATCTTGGGGGGATTCTCACGAGGTATCTTGGGCAGGACTTACGGATATTGTAGGATTTGCTTACGAAGATGAATACCAAGCAATTTTAGATAGAGCTACTACTCTCGGCTATGCCTTACCAAGTGATGCAGTTAAACTCAAGCAAAACACGCTTCTTACTTCTTTAAAGTCTACAGGTGTTTGGTCAAAACTTGACGTGTTCTATGTGTTCGCTCAAGATGGCGGCTCTGCTTTTGGAACGCTCAATTGGAAGAATCCTAACGCTAATCAATCAACGCTTGTCAACTCTCCTATATTTGTTAGCAATGGAGGATTCACAGGCAACGGCACAAGCAGCTACATTGACACGAACTTTAACCCATCTACTCAAGGAGTTCAGTACACTCAAAACAACGCTTCTCGCTACTTCTTTACTCACGCAATAGGTACGGGTAGGTTTGACGGAAATACAAGCGGAACAAACTCAATGTTTTTAGGTGTGTCCGCATCGCAGCGTATTAATGCTGGCTCAAATACCGCAACACCTCCGATTGATTTTACTTCAGCAGTAAATACTAAATCACTACATCGAACATCCTCAACGGCAGTAACTGCGTACAATAGTACGACTGCTCAATCAGCTACTCAAACATCAGCAGCAATGACTTCAGCGAATCAATGGATTTTGCGTTCATCGACAAATTATAGTACAAATACCTGCGCAGCGTATGCAATGGGAGCTTCAATGATTTCGGAGCATACCAATTTCATCAATACTTGGAACACCTATAAATCTTCACTATGATAGTTCTACATCCAAACCAAGACCAATACAAAGCATTGAATGGCTACAAGAATAACGCAAGCGAACTGCTATTTGTACAAGATGGAAGCGGTAGATTTATCGTAGGCATCGAGGTATTAAATGACCCTAACTTCATCGAGATTCGTGAGCAGTTATTAGAGTTTGAACAAATCACATACACACCTGCTGAATGACCGAATTTGTTACCATCATAAAAAAATACGGAGTAACTGGTGTGCTTGCTCTTTGGCTGTGGCACACGGATAGCCGCCTGAACAAAGTGGAAACTGCTCTCTATGATTGCTACAAAGAGCAGAGCTATCGTAAGGCTACAAATACACGAATTAAACTAACTGAAAAGTTATACGCAATATTGCCAAATGATAAAAGAACTAATAAACGAAACTCTAAAGCCTAACGGCAAATGGTCTATTAAAAGATTGTCTGCTTTTACGTCTTTTTGGATAGCGGTATTCTATGCGCTGCTTCCGTTGTTTAAGCCGTTTAAAGTTCACGAGTTCGTGTTTGTAGGGTTACTTACTTACTCGGCAACTTCTTTAGGGTTAAGCGTATGGAATAAAAAAATAGACAAATGCTGACAACTGCACAAGCCATAGCAAAATACGGACAACCTAACGAACAGGGAACGTATCTAACTACAATCAAATTACCTTATCCTATGCGCATTGCTTGGGATACTAAAACAATGGTGACAAAGATGCGATGCCATAAAGACGTTGCAGATGCCTTTTTAAAGGTGTTTAATGAGCTTTTATCCGTGTATGGGTACAATCGCCTTGTAGAGTTAGGGATAGACCTTTACGGAGGATGTTTTAACTACCGCAAGATGCGAGGTGGTTCGTCTTGGAGTAAACACGCTTTCGGGATTGCTATTGATTTAGACCCTGCGAGAAACACGCTAAAAGAAACAAGCAATACTGCGAGGTTTGCTCGTCCTGAATACAAGGAAATGATTGACATCTTTTATAAACACGGATTTATTTCACTCGGTAAAGAAAAGAACTATGATTGGATGCACTTTGAGATTGCGAAGTAAACTGATTTTGTCGCTTTTATTGGTAATATTTGCGACATCTTGCTCGGTAAATTACCACGTACGTAAAGCCTTTGACAAGGGTTACCGCTGCGAGGAGGTAGCAGACACTTTTGTTATAAATTCTATTGACTCAATTCCGTACGTTTTAAGAGACTCTATAATGTGGGAGAAGGTATTAGTCCAAAAAGATACAATCGTGCGCTACAAGCGTTCTTATGTGCCTAAAACAAGGCTACAAACACGAATTGAATATAGACTCAAGCGAGATACCTTGAAAATGATTGAAAAAGTTGAGGTAGTCAAGTACAAAACGGAAAAACGTAAAAACACGAAACCTAATATTTTATTGTTAGTTTTAGGCTTTGCAGTAGGAATGATAACAAACTGGCTACTGCGTAACTTTAAAAACCCTTTATGAAGCAATACCGATACAGGTTAAAACAAGACGAAGCGGATATAGTGCATCAGTACCGTGCTATAAAAAAAGAAGCTAACTCTTTAGGGTTAGACGAAAAGGACGTTAAACACGGATGGATAAAAAACAAAGAAGCAAGTTTATTCTTTAAAAATCCAAACTTCAACGGACAACAAGACAAGTTCAACGAGTTTAAAGATGAGCTAATCAACTCCATTGCCGAGCATAGTCCATCTTATCCTACGTTAACACGAACACAAGGAACGGAAGGACACCTGTTAGTTATAGACCCTGCTGACATCCACATAGGAAAACTATGCGATGCGTTTGAAACTGGTGAAGAATACAACTCTCAAATAGCAGTACAACGTGTTTTAGAGGGTGTACAAGGCATTTTAGATAAGTCCGCAGGCTTTCATATAGATAAGATTTTATTCGTTGGTGGAAACGATATTCTCCACATAGATACTCCAAGACGAACTACCACGTCAGGTACTCCACAAGACACCGATGGAATGTGGTATCGTAATTTTCTAACCGCAAAACAATTATATGTTGAGATTCTTGAAAAACTCATTGCTTTGGCTGATGTGCATTTTGTGTTCAATCCTTCTAACCACGATTACACTCACGGATTCTTTCTTGCTGATTGTATCAAAACACATTTTCGTCAGGCTACAAACATTACTTTCGACTGCTCTCTTCAACATCGCAAGGCTTATAGATACGGAGAGAACCTAATCGGCACTACTCACGGAGATGGAGCGAAGCAGCAGGACTTACCGCTTTTGTTGGCTACCGAGTTTCCTATGGATTGGAGCTTAACCAAACACAGGTACGTTTATATGCACCACGTTCACCACAAATTATCTAAAGACTATCAGGGAGTCACCGTTGAATCATTGCGTTCTGCATCCGGAACTGATTCCTGGCATCACCGAAACGGCTATCAGCACGCTCCGAAAGCTATCGAAGGATTCCTGCATCATAAAAAACACGGACAAATTGCACGTTTATCTCACATCTTTTAGTATATTTGTGACACCTGCCACTATTCATAGCGTAAGAGCCTCCTTAATCGGGGGCTTTTTTGTTTTATGTAAAAAAAACTTTGCGTCTACAACCCTTGTAAAATAAGGAAATCTAAAAAAATGTTAAAAAAAGTTGTTGAAAAGTTTGGTATCTTTATATTTGTGTATATCTTTGTAAGGTCAATAAGGCACAACATTAAAAACAAACGCTATGAAAACAACAAAAACACTTACAATCGCAGAAGAAAAAGCTAACTACGTTTTAGCCGTATGCAAGCAAAAAAATCGTTCTTTACAGTATTGTTTAGACTATGCAATTTGGGTTTCACAAAATGATGAAGAAATGATTCAAATACAAAACGCAATTAAAGAATCTTATAAATAATCAAACGAGGGGTGCGACTCGGTAACGCACATTAATTTTAAACGCTATGACAAAGGAAGAAATTTTAGAACTAATCTTCAACGAAGAACGAGAGCTTTACGCAGAGCTTCAGGAACAACGTAGATGGTATGGCTACGATGACCGAGGTACGCTACACACCCAAGCGCAATGGGGTGCATTAGTAAATATTTTAGATAAAATCGAAGAGAATGAAAACAATTAATCAGTATGTAGTTTGGTTCAAGGGATTGAATCAAGACGAGAGAGAAACTTTAGGAGGCGCAGTCATTGCAGTTCTAATCGTGTTATTCTTGATTTGGTTACAAAGCACAAATAGCTACCCAGTCTTGGATGCGAAAACAACGGACACGCAGACCTACAAAAAGAAGACGTACGAACTTAATCCGTCATTTGACAAATATGTTAACCACGTTTACAACGATAAATTCAAATAAGATGATTGTACCTGAACTTAAAGATTTTGATGTTTACTCACCAAGCGAACTCAATTTTGTTTACCTGATGGTGACGCTATGGGACGAAGGAGACACGGACACTAACGGAGAAATCCTTGCTGAATACGAAATCAAAATTTACGATGCTTACGCTCATTATAAAATCACTAAAAAAACCTACGATGAAAAACTCACTATTAAACAAACAAGAGAATGCGATGACTGCCTTGAAAGACTATACGAATCCAACACGTTTGAAGATGCCTACGTTGAAGCCTACAACGAACCCGATGACGAGCTTAATTGGTTCATTTAACCACTACCAGGTAAACCGATTTTGGACATCATTCAACCACGACTTATACAATCGAATTTGTGAAATTAAAATGCAAGAGCTATGACAAAAGAATTAGCAAGAGATATTCTATGGAATTACTGCGAAGAAAAAATCAAAGACGGAAAAGACCTTCCGATATATGACGAAAGAGTAACTACAACTTATGAAAATAATGTACTTGCTACTTGGACATTCAGAGGATTATTAAAATTTATTTACGAATTAGAAGATAAAAAATTATGACACCGAGAGAAAAAGCAATAGAGTTAGTAGAGCAATTTTCATCCGTGTTAATGCACGATGAGTTCTATGAGGATTCAGTTATGTGCGCAAGAATTGCAGTTGATGAATTAATTGAGGCTTTACACGAACACCATTGGCAAAATAGATTAATAATAGATTTTTGGAATGAAGTAAAACACGAATTAGAAAAGCTATGAGATACAAACTAACATACAAAATAGGACTGGCAGTAGTTCAGGAATGGATACTCACCTCGCAGTCTTTAGCCTATTGGAAGAAACACGACTTACTTGTGACAGGCAGATACAATGACGGAAAATTTATAGTAACACCAATAGAACCGAAATGACAAAAGTAGAACTAATAGAAAGCCTGATTAATGAATACGGCTTAAAATCAAAAAATCGCAGTAGAGATTACATTTATCGCAGATACTACCTTTACAACGAACTGCGCAAAATTGACTATACCTTAACGGAAATAGGAAATATGTTTGGCGGCAAGCACCACGCTACTATCCTGCACGGACTACGTCAACACGAAGACCTTCACAGGTTCGGATACGAAGACTATAAGATAGCTACAAGGCGAATAGACGATGTCTTATACGGTGCAACGCTTCCTTACTACGATGATTCACCTGACTTGGTTAAAGACGTTCTAAAGGCAAAAACGTACACGCAGTTTAAGAAGATTCAACGACACATAAAATTAGGTAAATACGAAACAAAATAGAGATATTTGCGTTATATTTGTAACTGGTTCGCTCTCACACCATAGAACCTTAAGGTATTATTGACCCTTGTAATGAAGTAGAAGTGAGAGCCTATGGATTTACGAGGGTTTTTTTTACTTAATATTTTTGCAATGGCAAAAGACAAAAAATCATTTATCCTCTATAGTGATGCAATTCACACCGTAGAGAAACTATCCGACACGGATGCAGGGCAATTGCTCAAGCACCTGTTGAGATATGTAAACGACCAAAATCCTACTACTGACAATCCACTGGTAGAGATTGCGTTTGAACCAATCAAGCAGCAACTCAAGCGAGACCTCGTAAAGTTCGAAGATGTCAAAGTAAAGCGAAGCGAAGCAGGTAAAGCAGGTGCCACCAAGAGATGGCAAGATATAGCAAATGCTAACAAAGGCATACAAACGATAGCAAACATAGCTGTAAATGATAATGATAATGTTAATGTTATATCTAAAGATATATATAGGAGCTTCGCTCACCTGTCTATCTCAAATGCTGATATTGAGAAGCTATTAGAGAAATACTCTATAAACGAAATTGATGAGGTATTAGACTCCATAGAAAATTTCAAAGGCAACAAGAAATATACTTCACTATATTTGACGGCTAACAAATGGCTCTCTAAAAACAAGAAATCTACGGAAGTTGAAGAGCCTAAAGAATTACTATTAGCACGAAAATTAGGACTATGTTAAGTAAGCAAGGAGACGCACTACAATACCTCTTGGATGTGCGAGATGGTAAAATCAAACAAGGACTCGGACTTGATTGCTTCTTGGACGAGCATTTAAGATTCAAGCCTAAACAACTCAACATTATTTTAGGACACGACAACGTTGGTAAGACGTATTGGATAAACTGGTACTTCCTAACGCTTGCACTTAAACACGGACTAACGTTTTGCATTTGGTCAGGAGAGAACCAAAAAGGTCAAATCCTGCGTGATATGATTCAAATGTATAGAGGCAAGCATTTCAGTAAATTGAGCCACTCACAAATCAGCGGTGATCTTGCGTACTTGGAGCAGTTCTTTACGTTCATTGATAACTCTAAATTGTACAAACCTGATGAGATACTTGAGCTATTTAAGAAGAGCGGTGCTAATGTAGGACTTATAGACCCATTTACAGGTTTAGACCGTGAGATGAGCTTTTCAGGGAATTACGAATTTATGAACCGAGCGAGGCAGTTTGTGAATCAAACAGGAATGACAATCTACATAAACACGCACCCTAACTCCGAATCAGGTAGAACAGGTAACCTATACCAAGACGGAGAATGGAAAGGACATTTGAAGCCTCCACTTAAAGACCACATAGAAGGCGGTAAGGCATTTT